TAGCCCAAGCATACATAGCACACCCAAGGATCCAGATAGGATATAGAACAAGTAGCGGAGGGTTGGGTACAGTGAACGCCATCGTAATACTACAACCGATAGAAATAGCCCAAGCGAGCAACTCAACAGCAAACCTACTACGATTAGAATACCAGTCATCTTTTATCCATCCCCATGTGTTTAGTAATACATCATTCATAATTTATATCCAACCAGTTAGTTTCTTCTGGTAGAATCTCAATAGTAATACCATTTTTTGCCGATGTAGTAATCATGTTCTGAAGAACACCATAACCATATCCGTTCGTGCCATAAGATTCCTTATGACAAGCATAAGTCGAACCACTACTTCCTTCAAACATAAAACATTGCCCTTCTTCAAACACTCTTGTAATACCACTGTTCAGTTTCCAAGAATCTGAACCAGCCCATCCACCATACCAACAAGCAAAAACTTTATGGATGGTTGTACTTTGTGCGGTAATCCTAACAACTACCCACTTGTCTGGAAAATATTCGCTCATAATTCTACTACCTTTAGTTTAAATCCATCAGCAATTTCTTCGTAACCAATATAGCCACGAGGATTACAAACAACACGACAGTCACCAATTTCATAATCAAACTTCTCATGCGTATGCCCATGAGTCCACAATTTAATTCCTGGACGATCTAAAATAAACTCAGATAGATCGCTATGGTATCCACCATTCATTAACTGGTCATCTTTATACTTTGGATGGCAACTGAAATGAGATGGGGTGTGGTGACCAACAACAACCATTTGTTTCCAAGGTGGCATACCTTCGTAAACAATACGAATATAATCAAGCATCTTACGATGATCTTCAACAGCATCCTCGGGACAGAATGTTGCTGGACGCTCTTTAAATTTCATTTTAACTTGACGTGGCTTCTCTGGATCATACAAACGAGTTTCATGATCAACCTCACTGTCATCATCATAGACTGGAACTTTATAACTAACCATTCGATTGCTATTTTCAACACATCGAAAGTCGTTCATCATTCGCCTGATCCCATGAAGAGTCAGGGGATCTTCCTTGTTCATGTCAGTCCACAATGTACCACCAACAAAAACAGTATCATCTATCTCAAAGATTTCTTTATCAAGGATGTGGAGGTTTTTAAGGTGCCCAAGACACTTTCTGAGGTGAGGAATTGTATCAGCAAAATCACCATGATAGTGCTCGTGGTTGCCAACAATATAAACCACGTGAGGAAAGATGTCAGCACAGTTGCTGAAAAACTCATGATACCGCTTAGACTTTCCAAAGTCCACAATATTATGTGGGTCGGGAAGCATGAGGTCGCGAGCCACACAAATATCACCAGACAAAATAAGAACGTGCGCATTTTCTGTATTCTCCAATACCAGATGACCAAACTCTAAATGCACATCAGAACAAAGTGCCACTTTCATACTATCCTCTTCGCATTCTTGCAATATCCTTCGCTTCTTCATCACTGAAGACAGGAACAGCATTTGATTTATGTAATGTACCAATACCAATAATCTTGGTACCAGTATAGACTTGTTTGGGTTTTAAAGTGCCAGCACTAACATGACCAGTGTCCCGACTAGGATAGTGGACAGATTCTCCCCGAGGTGGAGGACCACGCTTTGGCTGGTAACTATCAACGACTGGTACTTTTGTTTTAGGTTTGACATCATATTTCCTTTTCAAGTTTTCCCAAGATTCCTGCTGAGAAAGAACTCTGCGTTTCTCCTCAGCAGACTTGAACTTCTGCTTTCGCTTTTTAGTGTTGGTGGTAGTAATCCACGCTGGCATAATTCCCATAGTAGAACTATTATACTCCGATATGATATAAATGTCAAGGATTATTTCAGTAAATTGTATACTTCTGAATAACCAAAGTGGATTTCTTGTTTTCAGGAACACGACTTCGAAGAACGCACCTTGTCTTCATCTTAGAGTTTGTTTTCTCAAACGCTTCATCATAGAACTGCTTGCTTTCAATACATTGTTGTTCAGTTTTATAAACAGAATGTATGTTGTAGTCAGATGGTGCTGCTACTATGAAAATAAGTGCCCACATGATTACACCACAAATCCAGTTGTATCTTTTTTGGCTTTACCTTTGGCTTTGAGACCAACGATAACACCCTTCGGATCCAAGAAACGCAGATCCGTCTCATCGCCATTGATGACTGGACGACCGATATATGTAGCTGGCAGTTGTTTGAAAACAGCTGCAACATTCATACCATTGCTTGCGGCAAGATGAACATCCATATCATTACCATCAGCTTTGGAGAAAGTCAGGTGGTAGTTCTTCAGGTGTGATACCTTGCGGTTACGCACTTTGGTATAGTCATAGAATTGAACATTGGGAAACTTCTCAATGATGCCGTACTTCTCCCAAGCAAGATCGGATGTGCCATTAAGTCGGAAGGCAGGAATCATACCTTTCTTCTCAGCTTGCTTGATGCCCAACACAATGTCAGCTTCTAAGTCAGCAAGAAACTTAGCACGATCTTCAAAGAACAATTTTGTTTTGCGGATGCGTGCTTCTTGAATCACGTTTGTGGTTTCACCCTTCTTGAAGATACCACCACGACCAGCCATATTCAAACAAGCAGCAGTACAACCTGCAGTTCGTTTCGGGCATACTTCTTTGCCAGAAATGTCAGCTGGCGCAAGGTGTAGAACGAACGAGAGATACCCTTTCTTCTCACCTTTGAGCAACTTCGGATTACCAGTAGAAAGCAATTTCATAATTAAACCCTTTTCGCATCCATCATTTCAGAGAGAATAAATTTCGCAACATTCAACTGCTTGCGTACATACTCAACAGAGTTAGCACCAGCACCCATTGCCAACATCTCTTGCTGGTCAGACAAGATACCCATAACAACCATCTCAAGACCAGACAACTTAGCAGTAATGCTGTCCATGTATTGTTCGCGAATTTGGGTTTCGGTCATACCATAGCATTTCGTTTCGAATTCAGTCATTTCGGTTTCCTTTTTAATCATCATAGAATAATTATACCTCCAAACCGAATTAATGTCAATACCCCCAATGAAAAAACCCTACAAAGTGTAGGGTTATTTGGGTCTTGACTGGAGAGGGGTTTAGGTCGGTGTATCCCTGCGTGAGTTTGGAAGGACTGGAATCAGCTTATTTTTCTCCAAAAATGGGTCTCTTTGGTCAAAATCAGGATTCAATACGAAGGGTTTCTCTGACTCTTCATTCACATAAAGCATTTGTTCTTTGGTTTTTTCGGGTTCGTTGAAGTAATCTTTAACGACCTTTTTGAATTCTTCTGGTGTTTCAACTGGTGGTGATGGGATTTCCCAGACAGGTTCTTTTTTCTTCTTTGGGTTTTTGTGTATTGACTCAACTATGTACTTCCACTTATCATCATCTGGTTCAACAAACAATGTTCCCTCATCAGATTCAACAGTTTCTTTTATCTGTTCAACTTGTTCTTGCGTCAATGGTCCATCGTCTGGTTCATATTTTGGTTTTCTTTGAAGTAGTTCTCTGTTAGCAGCAATCAACAACAATACTGCCAACGGATCGAATACAAAAACAATCATGAGAATGACGATACGTACAGATTTCTCTATTAACGTATCGTCAACTTGACTATCGTAAATTAATGCTGCGATGTATTTGATCGGACCGACTTCGGCTTCGACTTTACGGAGTTCGCTGGCGACTGGGGCACGCTCTTGGTTGAGTTTTGCGATCTCGGCTTGCGACTTCTGGATTTCTGAGAGGAGGGTTGCTCGCTCTTTGGCTTGTCGCTGACGGATGGCGACGGAGTTGGTGGCACCTCGTTCGTCTTTACTTCTTGCGAGGGTTTGATCAACTTGCGAATCCAGTTGAGAAATTGATTTACGAGCGACATCTATGTTCTCCCTTTCTGTTTTAATTTTTTCATCTATGATTGCTACCTTAGCAACAACATCCCCAGTGGGAACTGCTTGATCTAAGTGAGCCTTTGATAGATATCCAAAGATACCCATACTTGTCAACAACATTAAAACAACTACTGCAGTAGTAAAGTATGTCAATAGTAGTTTTGGTGCTGTTTTCCAGTTCCTGTACAACCATGATGCTGAGACGAGTTTACTCGCCTCAAGTACTGAACCCATGATCGCAATAGGAATGACTGCTGTCGAGAAGATAGCAATCAATCCCATTATTGAGTAATACGCTGCTACTGCGGATAACACTAGACCGCATAAAAATAGTAGGTACGTCATTTTTTTAAATGTTTCCTGTGAGTTTTAACCATAATCCATTCATTATAATAATTATCGTCTAAAAGCACATTATTGTCAAATAAGAATTTTGCTTCCCAATAATTCGTATTGCCTCTTGACTGACACAACATCAAAATTTTGCGTGAAAACTTGTCCTTACCATATTTATCAATATCTGTAAGTAGCTCTTTACTAGAACCCCAATAATCACGCCAATCGCTCTCAACTCTTGTTCGTTTTTTCTTTAACTTTACTTGCCTTGTTTTGGCTTGAGTAAAGTATTTACGACCAATGTATTTTCTACCAGTTTCATTGTTTGTAATTTCGTAGATAAAACCATACCAATTTTCGGGGTCTAGGAATGGTTCATTCTGGTAGATCCACATTTTGTTCTTGTGGTTCAGGTTTCTTGTCGCTTAATCCTTCAGCAGTAGCTGTTTGGTGACCCGATCCTTGTGGGTTTTTTAACCTACTAAACCAATCAGTACCTTGCAATTTGCTTTGGCTTTCATCCATTGTTTATCCTTATAAAGTCGTTTTCTGGTACATAAAGATCATTCTGATCCAACTCATACATGTACTCATACTTACTACTTAGCGCAATTGGTGTGTCCTTTGCAATAAACAATTTATGTAGGCTGTTTGCTTTTTGTTTGTTGTCTCTATAATCAGCGTCACCAGTAAACTTATAGATTAGTT